TACCGTTATATTGGGCTACTGTTTTTACTTTTAAAAAAGATCCTGTTGTTGAAGCCTTTTTTAATTTAGTTTCTTATATAAAAAAGAATTGGTTCTATTTCAGAGTGTTATACAATATTGATATGGAAAGTTTTAGAAATGATTTTGCTTTTAGTATTGCTATTCACATAATGAACGGAAAAATGAACGGCGATTTTGTAGTAGAGTTACCGGGAAAATTAAATTTTATTGAAGACAGGGATATTTTAATTTCAGCAGACGGTCCAATTTTAAAATTTTTGTTACAAGTAAAAGATCGTCTAGGAGAGTATACTGTAGCAAAAACAGAAAATCTTGATGTTCATGTTATAAACAAAATTAGTCTTGAACGAGAAATTATGGGAGATGCACGTGAGTAAAGGATTTTTAATTTTTGCTCAAAATATAGAAGATTGCAACTATGTTGAAAAAGCATACGCTCTCGCTCTAAGTATCAAAGCTACTCAAAAAGAAATAAAAAGTGTTAGCATAGTTACTAACAACAAACTTACAGCAAAACAAAAAAAAGTTTTTGACAATATTATTCCTATTCCTTGGATAAACAAAGATATAATTGAAACAACATTTAAAGCGGAGCATAGATGGAAGTTGTATCATATTACTCCTTATAAAGAAACAATGGTCCTCGATGCAGACATGATTTTTTTAGATGATGTTTCAGACTGGTGGAAATACTGTAGTCGTTTTGATCTCAGATTTTGTTCACAAGTTCTTAACTATAAACTAGAACCTGTTAAACACGACGACATATATCGCAGAGCATTTACAGATAATAAATTAACTAATCCTTATGTTGCTTGTCACTATTTTAAATTCTCAGACAATGCACTAGCTTTTTATAAAACTTTAGAATTTGTGTGTAATAACTGGGAATGGGCTTACACTAAATTTGCACCGGTGAGTTATCAAAATTGGTTGAGTCTTGATTTAGCTACAGCCATAGCAATAGAAATGTCAGGATTGCATGAAACAGTAATTGATGTATGTTGCCCACTACAATTTGTACATATGAAATCAGGTTTGCAAGGTTGGCCAGTATTACCAGAAAGTTGGCAAGATTCTGTTCCTTACGTTCTGAATTCTAAAAATCAATTAGTTGTAGGAAACATAAGACAACCTAAATTATTTCACTATGTTGAAAAAAACTTTATGTCTAAAAAAATGATAACAAAACTAGAAGGATTTGCTCGTGTCTAAGTTATCCCATTATATACATTTTGATAGAAAGTCTGGAACTATCCTTGGTGTGACTAATTATGAAGAACCTTCTTTTGAAAACAGTTTAAATATTTCGTTTGAAGAAGCGGAAGGTTTTATAACTGGTAGATTAATGTTTAAGGATTATCTAATTGGATATAAAAAAGATGATTCTGGAAAAACTGTTCTTGCTATAGTACCTGCAGGTGATCATGGGTTTGCTTTTAAAAATAATGTGTTTGAGTGGATAAAAGAAACAAGTGATTCTGTTGAATGTACAGTAACATGGAATGGTCCAGGAAAAAGATGGGAAATTAGACTTGACCCAAGATTTGAAGATTATTATAATGTTGCCGCAGCTCCTAAACTAGTTTTTTTTGTTACCCTAGAAGATGATTTTGATTTTTTAATTAGAACTATAATTATTAATGTTCAAGATTTGATATTATCTAATTTAGAGTACATTGTGCCTTTTCAACACAGTATCGAATCTAAAATAGATAAAATTTCAATCAGTTCAAAATTAGTTTTTAAAAGTTATGGATTAAGGATTGTTAATGGATAAAATTAAAATAATAGAACAAGACATTATATTTTTGTCTTATGATGAGCCCAATGCTGAAAAAAATTACGCAGATTTGTGTGTTAAGGTGCCTTGGGCAAAACGTGTACACGGTGTTAAAGGCAGTGACGCCGCACACAAAGCCTGTGCTGCATTAAGCGATACTGAATATTTTATTACTGTTGATGCTGATAATATTGTAGATCCAAAGTTCTTAGAAGTTGAAGTAGATGTAGAAGAATTAGGATTAACGCCAGATCATGTGTTTAGCTGGTGCGGAAAAGTTCACCTCAATGGTTTAATGTATGGCAACGGCGGCCTTAAAATGTGGACACGTAAATTTGTTAACAACATGCGTACTCACGAAAACAGTGATCCTAATGATACAAAAGGTCTTGTTGAATTTTGTTTTGACGACAAGTATTACCAGTTTAATGAAAACTATTCTGTTAGTTACACGAATGCAACGCCCTTTCAAGCATGGCGAGCAGGATTTCGTGAAGGTGTAAAGATGTCATTGGATCAAGGTGCAAGAGTCAGCGATATCAAAAAAATCTGGTGGCAAAACTATCATAGATTGTTAATTTGGTGTAGTGTAGGAGCAGATGTTGAAAATGGAATTTACAGTATTCTTGGAGCAAGAGAAGGAGCTGCATTAACTAATTGTACAGACTGGGATTATGCTAATGTACGCGATTTTGACTGGTTAACTAATTACTGGAACGAAAATTATGAAAATGCTTCTGTTGAAACAAAAACTGAACAAATTAATTCTTATGGTAAAGAATTAAAAGAAAAGTGCGGATTAGAAATAGCTAATATGGATCCTGCAGCAAGTATGATGTTTAAGATAGTTTACAATAATACTCCAAGGATACTTCGTAAAAATGTTTGAGATAATTTTTATAAGTTACAACGAACCTACATCAGAAGAAAATTTTCAAAAATTAAAAGAAAGATTTCCTCTTGTAAAACATGTTAGCGGTGTAAAAGGAATACATCAAGCTCATATAGAAGCCGCAAAAAGAAGTTTTTTTGAAATGTTTTGGGTAGTTGATGCTGATGCCCAAGTACTTGATACTTTTAAATTTGACTACGAACCACCGACGCATCAGAGAGATCATGTGCATGTTTGGAGAAGTTTAAATCCAATAAATGGTTTAGAATACGGCTACGGCGGAGTTAAATTATTACCTAAAAAATTAACATTAGCTATGGATGTTAATAATACAGATATGAGCACTAGTATCAGTCCTTATTTTATTCCAATGACAGAGGTTAGTAATATTACTGCATTTAATACTGATCCGTTTAGTGCTTGGCGTAGCGGGTTTAGAGAATGCTGTAAACTAGCTAGCCGTGTGATTGAAGGTCAAGTTGATTTAGAAACATCTGCTCGATTAAAAATATGGTGTAGTGTAGGTGCAGATAAACCTTTTGGTGAATTTGCAATAAAAGGCGCACTCGCCGGCCGAGCGTACGGAGAACAAAATGCCGGAAATAATCCGGCATTAGTAAAGATTAACGACTTTGAATGGCTTAAGAATCAATTTGAACAAATTCACTAGCCATAGGAAATACATCTGCAATGATTTTAGCACATTCTTTAGCCACTAACTGATGTTCTAATTGTGTTCCATTTGCGCTACGCAACTCAATAAAATGTACCCAACTGCGTAGTGTGCCATTCATATACAATCTACTTACAGTTAATCCTTCTGGTAAAACTGCTCGAGCTTGTTCTTTTGCAATGCCATTTTCAATAGCCCATTTGTATTCTTTTTCTACAGCCCAAAGAACACGTTTTTGAGCACGTTCCCATTCAAAGGCCAATAACCGTTGTTGTTCGTCATTCATATCAAGTTCAACAGAATTTTGACGATTTTTAGTATCTTGAAATCGTGCTTCTCTTAATACAAATGCATCTCCGATTTCTTTTGTTGGGTCTGCATAACGCTGACTAAATTCTTGAAAGGAAAAACTACGATGTCTTAAAATCTGTCTAGCAATATCTCTAGTAGTTTCAATTTCTAAACAGGCGCTTACCATCTCTAACGGACTCCAGTGTTTGTGCTTTACAAGATACCTGATTAATTTTTCACTGGTTTCTAAATTAAATTGATTGCTAGGATTGCTAACTCTAGCACAAAACGCAATTAACTCTTGAGCATCGCCTACTCCTTCGTCAAACATTTCTTGACTTGGTTTGCTCACACTAATTAATTTTACTTTCATAGTCTTTTCTTTCTTAAAAATTTTTGAGTTCCACGTTCAATATCTTTTTTTATACTCTGTGTATCTAAACGAAAATCAATGTTGTCAATACGATTTTCATAGTTTTTATAGAGCTCGCCGATAGTTTCTTCTAAAGATTTCCAACCTTTGTCATGGTCATCTTTTGATATTTTAACTTCCCAAACTTTTCCGTCTTTGAATGTAATAAGAACTGCGTGTAAATATCGTAAGGGTAGAACATTTAATTTTACCTCTCCGAATACTTCAGGCCAACAATCAACAACTTCTTTGGGAAGATTTCTTCCCTCGGTCATCACTTTGCTTTTTTGGCCGGAACCAACTCCTCTGCTTTTCTACGAAATTCAGCGGCTTGTTTAGCTAACTTGTCTGCTTGACTACGATAGAATTTTGCTTCAGATTCTGGACTATCAAAAGAAGTTTGAACTGATTCGTTTATACTTTGAGAAGATGTTTTACTAACATCGTGTGTTTCAGTTAAATCGCGAGCAGTTGCTACTTCTTTAACTTGTACAACATCGTTGCTTCCAGGTTTAATATGCAATTCGTCGACTGCAATTCCTCGTTGTTCAGCAATAATTTGATTTAATTCACTTAGTAGGATAGATGTGCTAAGTGTTGGAGTCATTTCAACTTGATTTGTACTTACTTTAACTAGACGTCCATTTCCGTGTAGGTTAGGAAGCATACGGCTTCCGTCTGGAAATTGCGTACGATCTAATGCTTCAGCAAACTCGTATGCCTGTTGTGCCGCAGGGCTTTCTACTAGATTAATAATAGCATTGTGAAGTTCGTCTGGTAAGTTTTCTGTTGGTACAACTAATGCGCTATAAGCATCTCCAGGAATTGTTCTGTATGCTACTAGAACTTTTTTTCCTGTGGTTTTAATTCTACCAATGTGTTTTAATGATTGCATAATTATGCTCCTTGTTTTTCGGATTGTTTAGAAACTTGTTCCAAAAATGTTGTTAATTTTGTATATGTTTGTCCAACAACAGTCATTTCTGCTGGTTTAAATGCACCTCTTGAGCTTGCAATATCAATAATAACTTTCATTGCATTTAAGTCATTAAGTGTAAGCTCGTTTGGATCTTGCTTAGGTGCTTGCGCCTGTGCAGGTGCTTGTTCAACTGCTTTTTGTTCTGGTACGTTTTCAGTCATGGTATCTCCTTATAAAGTACAAATATAATTATCTTAATTGGAGATAAGGACAGGCAATCGTGAAGAAGCTAAGTTCTTTTTCAGATTCAAAACCAATTTCTGTAGTATATACAATACTGTTAGTATGGTCTAAAGAAAGTGCTTGCCCTATATAGTAACGACTGTTTAGATTATGCTTTATCCAAGCATCTAAATTTTTTATTAGAGAAGGGCTGTATTTTTCTATTGT